TGCACCCATGACCCGGATACTGGTGTGTTGACCGATGCTGATGCCGTGCCGGCTTATCGAATTTATGAGGATGAAACCGCAGTACCTATACTCACCGGAAACATGGCAAAACTGGATGATGTAAACACAACCGGGTTTTATACTGAATTAATTGCCTGCACAACAGCTAATGGATTTGAAGCTAACAAAAGTTATACAGTTTACATTACTGCAACGGTAGATAGCGACACCGGCGGAATAGCTTATGCTTTTCGAGTCAGCCCCGCCGAAGCTGGGGCCGGTGCAAATGAATGGACATATACCTTGACCGATGTAGACACGGGTGCGCCGATAGATGGCGCGGAGGTGTGGGTCAGTACGGACTCTGCCGGGGCTAACATCATAGCGTCCGGGACGACGAACGCATTGGGCGTAGTTACATTTTATTTAGACACAGGCACTTATTATATATGGTCGAAAAGAGCCGGATACAATTTTACTAATCCTGATGAGGAGACAGTGCCATAATGGGCGGAACGGGAACAGGCACAGCAGTAGGTAGTATCGCGGGCGGTGGATTGATTGTGGCCCCGGCGATTGAGCCGGTGAGCCTCGCGGAAATTAAACTCCATCTTCGCCTGGATTCAGTAACTTTTGCAACTCAAGTGAGTGAGCATCAATCTATTGTGCCTGATAACCACGCGCCTGCAGCGGCTTACAGCCTCCAGGGTACGGCTATTGAAGTGGCAGGATATGATGCGCTGGTTATTCTCAATTCAGGCACTAACGGCGCGGGTGGGACGGTTGATGTCAAAATCCAGGAATCAGATGCCAATATAACTTATACGGACTGGACGGGCGGCGCCTTTACTCAGGTCACAGTAGCCAACGATAACGCGATACAGGAAAAAGCATACACGGGCGTAAAGCGCTATATTCGAGTCGTGGCAACCGTGGCTGGGGCGGCCTGCGATTTTGCCGTTACGGTTGTGAAACGGACACCTGAGACGGTAGAGGATAGCCTGCTTTCGGCGCTTATCACAGCGGCCCGACAACATGTAGAAGATTTTACGCGGCGGGCATTGATAACTCAAACATGGAAAATGTTTTTTGACGATTGGCCGGATGGAAACTACATCGAATTACCGCTGGGAAAGTTACAAAGCGTTGACAGCGTGAAATATAAAGACAGCGATGAAGATGAAACGGAGTTTACCTCTACTTATTATCTCGTGGATACCGATTCCATACTTGGCCGCGTAGTGCTGGGTTATGGCGAGTCCTGGCCGTCCACCACTTTATCACCGAAAAACCCGATATATGTGCAGTTTACATGTGGTTACGGAAATGCGGCGAGCGATGTGCCGCAGGCCATCAGGACAGCGATAAAAATGCTGGCCGCGCACCTTTACGAAAACCGGGAAATAACCGTGGTGGGGCAGGCCATTGATGAAGTGCCCTTTGCGGTTGAACATCTTCTGTGGCCCTACAGATTGTTGAGTTTTTGAGGAGGTATAAAATGCGATGTCATTTGTGTGGTAAGAAGGCGACAATAAAAGATGTAGATCCCTTTTGTGAGGAATTACCAGATCTTTGCGAGGATGAAGAAAATACCGAGGAGTGGTGGTGTGAAGAGTGTTACCAAGATCGACATGATGACATTTAAAAGAGGAGATTAACGTGGCAAATGAAAGGAATATGGGGATAGCCAAGATATCTATTGTTTTGCTTGAGGACCTATTAAAATTCCCCGAAGACCACCATATTATAGATATCAATTATGATATGTATGACAAGCTGAACAATGAGATTACTTGTTTAATTGAGGGACCAACATTACCGATTAAATTGGAAGGTCAAAGAACAGAAGAAGTGAAAATTGTTTGCGAACGCATTAAGACGACTTTTGAAAAATGGTAAGCAACAATGCGCAGCGGTAGCCTTAGACATAAAATAACAATCCAATACCCCACAAAAGTAACAGACGATATGGGAGGCTCAACCGTAACCTGGAATGATTGGGACACCGTGTGGGCCGCTATTTGGCCGTTGAGGGGTGCGGAGCGCCTCCAGGCCCAACAGCTTGAAATGAGTATAACGAATCGTATTAGGATGCGTTACAGGCGGGGCCTGAAACCAAGCTGGCGCATCGTTTTCGGCAATAAAACTTACAATATCCAATCCATAATCAATCCGAATGAGCGGAATATCTATCTTGATTTGATGTGTGAAGAGGTTGTTTGATGAATCCAGAGAAATATATTTCATACGATAAAGGTGCGGACGTGCTTTATGTTTCTTTTTTTGATCCTCCGAGGGAAGCAGTTGGAGAAGAAGTTGTCGCTGGTATTGTAATAAGAAGGGATATTGATTCTAAAGAAATTGTCGGTGTAACCATACTTGATTTAAGAGAAAGGTTTATTGATTAATGCGCGAGAAATGGCGAACTCAGGAAGTATTAAAAGAAGTAAGCAATAATGCGCAGGAGAATCTAAAAAAAGCCGGTAAGGTAGTAAGAAACGAGGCGAAACGGCTCTGTCCCGTGGGCACGCTGGCGCGTGAAGGCGGTCAATACTGGCAAAGCCGAACGCCCGGATCGCTTAAAAAAAGTATCCGTTATTCTTTCAGAAAAAAAACCAAGTCAGTGCGAATTATAGCCGGCAATAAAAAAGTCTTTTATGCGAGGTTTGTTGAGTTTGGGACAAAATATACAAAAGATATTCCCGGTAGTCACACACCGTTTTTACAGCCGGCCATGGAAAACAAAAAGGGCGATGTCCTGAAAATTATTAAGAACGGATGAAAAACCTAACCAATGCCATATATTCGTTATTTACCGCCACTACAGGGGGCGTGCATAACGCTTTTTATACTGATATCGGAGGCCGTCTCTACAAAAACAAGGCCGACCAGGACGCACCGTTGCCCTATGCGGTCTATTTTCTGGTTAGCGATACGCCGGAGTTTACTTTTACAGACACTTTTGAAGATGTCCTTATCCAGTTTAATCTACATAGCGAATCAAGCTCGTCAAGCAATATAGAGGATATGTACACGCATCTCAAGGCGCTTTACGATTGGTGCTCATTGACCATAACGGACAATACGCATCTTTTCATGAGGCGCGAAAGCGCCAATTTAATCACCGATGAGGACGGAGATTGGCAATATTCAGTAACTTATCGCATCATGATGGAGCCTACATGATGGAAAAGATTCAAATTTATGAATTTATACAAGGCGTGAAAGCACTATTTAATGACCGTACCCGATGGGGCGTGAATTATGACGAAGAAGATAAAGTTATAGAAATCCATGATTATATTGATATGAGTCCATCTTTAAATGACAAAATTTTGAAAAAGATAATAAATCTCGCCGAAAAAAATAATATATCGTTTGAGATTGATTTCAAACATGGATGGGAAGGCATGCATGCCTTGGCAATGAGGTTATTATGATTGATATCATTATTCCAGCCCATAACGCCCATGACTACACAGCTGAATGCGTGCAGTCCATTGCCGATAACACCGAGGATTATAATATTATCCTCATTGATAATGGCTCAGACCCACCTTATCCCGAAGCAGTGGTGCGCAACGCCTATAATCTCGGCTTTCCAATGGCAATTAATCAAGGTTTTGAGAAGGCGCGAGCCGAATATGTCTGCATACTGAATAATGACACGATAGTAACTCCCGACTGGATGGAAGTGCTTCTCGCGCATCTGAAAGATGGTATTGATATCATAGGACCTTACTCAAATTACGTGCATGGCAAGCAGCAGATCAAGCTTCCCTCGGTATACAGCGACAAAGAAACACTCTATGAAGGCGCGGCTAAATTCCACAAAGAAAACAAGGGTAAACGGGAAACCGTTAACTGGCTTATCGGTGTATGCCTCGTTTTCAGGCGGGACCTGATTTCTAAGATCGGCATGTTTGATGAAAGTTTCGGTCTTGGCAATTCAGAGGACATTGACTTTTGTCTTAGGGCACAGATGGCGGGGATGGTCATGGCCATAGCGCAGGATTGCTACATCCACCATTTTGGTTCGATAACGCATAAGATTCTCAAGATTGACTACGCAAAACAGATCAAAACGAACCATGATCGTTTGGTCGCGAAGTGGCGAGGCCAGGATGTCTGTTCTACTCAGTGAAAAAGAAGTGCGCTTGAATTTGGGATGCGGTTATCGGAAGCATGACGGTTACGTGAATATTGATAACAGGAAAGAAGTCAATCCCGATCTTTGTTGCGATGTAACGGAAGGCCTACCCTACAGCGATGATTCGGTTGACGAAGTGAAGGCAATCGATTTTTTGGAACATATACCTATAGGCAAGACCATTGCCGTTATTGAAGAGATTTACCGGGTGTTAAAACCCGAAGGAAAGTTTTTGCATTTTACGCCGTCAACCGAAGGCAGGGGAGCATTTCAAGACCCGACCCATGTCAGTTTTTGGAACGTCAATTCATGGCTTTATTATATGGATGATTTGTATCGTAATCTTTATAACATCAAGGCTAAGTTTCGGGGCATAAACCGGAACGTGATGACTCAAAAAGAATTAAATGTCATCCATGTTTATGGAGAGTTATTTGCAGTGAAATGAAATGATACAGATAACTAACCGAAAACTCGCGGTGGGCATCCCTCTCAGCTTTCCGATGGTTCCCGCCGATTTTTTTGCGTCCTTTGTCCGGCTCAAAAGGCCGGATTTTTCTTTTTTGCGTGCTGAGAATGGACCGATAGCAGAGATGCGGAACGATCTCGTGAGAGAAGCCATGGCTATCAATGCAACGCATCTAATCATGATGGATGTCGACATGGTTTATCATCCCGACACTATTATTCGGCTATTATCTCATGACCTGCCTATTGTGGGAGCGCTCGTTTACCGCCGTTATCCGCCCTTTGATCCGATCCTCTACAAGGGCGAAATCAATACTTACTTGACTATCACCGATTGGCAGGAAGGCGATATGGTGGAGGTGGACGCCACGGGAACGGGATGCCTGCTTTTCAATATGGAAGTTTTTGAAAAAATGCCCGATCCATGGTTTGAGTTCAGGCCCAATCCAGACGAGACAAGAGGCGGCGTCGTGGGTGAGGATATAGGCTTTTGCTCAAACGCACGCAAGGCTGGGTATCGCATATTTGTTGATACATCAATTCCGGCGGATCATCTGAGTACCATGCGGGTGAATCGGGATACGTATTTGCTTTATAAAGAGCTACAAAGGGCCAAGGAGGCCCATCAGAAACAAACGGAGGTCATTTAAAATGAGTGTCAGAGTTGGAAGAAACGCAAAAGTTGTGCTTGGAACCTACACGGTTGCCAAGATGAGTTCCTGGCGATTAGAGGGGATTACTACCGATCTTCTTGAGACCACCGGATTCGGGGATGACCCAAAACAATACGAGTTCGGATTGTCAGATTATGGCGTGGTGGCAGTGAACGGATATTATGATCCGGACGATACCGTGGGTCAGAACATGCTCAGAAGCGCTAATATCAACCAGAGCAAAATCACCGATCTTAAACTCTATGTTGACAACACGACATATTGGACGCCGGATGTTACCGCGGTCTCCGCCGCGGGCGTTCTGGTCCAGAGCTGGGCCATTGCCATGGATCATGCTGGCGTCGGAACGATTGAATTTTCCGGCAAGATGACCGGCCCAATGGTCGAGGAAACAGCATAAGGAGGCTATATGACGATTTTCAACCTTGACGACCTAAATCCCGGAACCTGGTTTACGCTGGATGACGGCGAAGGCCGTGTCTGTCTGCGCGTTTGCACCGGCGACGACCTCCGTGAGATACGCAAGAGGACGGTTAAGGAACGCGTTGAATACAAGCGCGGCCAGCGGTTCGCCTATGAAGTGGTTGACGAAAAACTACAAAACGAGCTGATTTGGCAGCACTGTATCGTGGACTGGGAAAGGCTTATCGACCAGAACGGCGAATCCATCCCTTGCACGCCTGAGAATAAGATATTACTCATGGGCCGATCTATTAAATTCGCCGGCTTCGTGGCCGATTGCCTTGAAACATTAACCGAAATCGATGCGGCCCACGAGGAGGAAGCCAAAAAAAACGCATAGACTTCGTGCGGCGCGTAGATGAAAAACCGCCGTGCGAAGCGTGCCGGGTAATATGGAAAGATAAAGGAGAAGAACCGCCATGCGAAACCTGTATGCCGCCGCTCATGCCGGAGAACGAAGACATTATCAAAGTCTATCTTGCCGTCCGTGGACAGGTGATAACGGGATTTGCAGGAGTCATTGATATCAACTACTTGGCAGTAAAAATGCTGATGGATCTATACGAAATCAAGAATCAAAAACACTGCTTTGAGGGAGTAATTGACCTGTTTAAATATTTTCATGAAGAGGCCAAACTCGCTCAGGATATGAAATAATGGCGAAACTTGGAAATGTCTACATCGAGATGTCGCTTGACGATAAGACTTTCAAGGCATCACTGAATCAGGCGCAAACGAAGGCTAGATCCTCTGCTAAAAAAATGGAGACAAGCCTTGATAGAGTCAAAAAAGCGGGCAAGCTCGCTGCGGTTGCAATCACCGGAATAACGGCGGCTTTTGGCGGTATGATGGCTTTTGCCACGCGCATAACAAACATCGGCGATCAGTTCGCCAAAATGAGCAAGCGCACAGGCGTTGCGGTTGAAACTCTGAGCTCTCTTAAACTCGCTGCGGAGCTGGCGGATGTAAATATGAGTGAATTGAGCGTCGGCTTGCGTCAAATGCAACGAAATCTTGCGGACGCAACGCTGGGGGTCGGCGAAGCGAAAAGGGCGTTTGAAATTTTAGGCTACACGCAAAGGGACTTGAAAAAGTATCTGTCCGATCCAACCGGCATTCTCGAAGACCTTGCCAAAAGAATAACGAGTATTGGGGATTCGGCAACAAAAACACAAACGGCGATGTATATATTCGGACGCTCAGGGACTCAACTATTGACGGTTTTTGAGGACATTGCGCAGCGGGGCTTAAAGGCTGTCGAGGAAGAGTCGCGGCGGCTCGGAACATTATGGACAGGAGAAATGGCGGCTGCTGCTGAGAGGTTCAACGATGATTTGACCAGGATCAAGGCAAGCGCGGAGGGTCTGAGTATCGCAATATTTAACAAGTTATATCCTTCTTTACAAGGCGCGATTGATTGGTTCAGCGAATTGGCAGGCGTTATTAAAAAAACAGAAGTTCAGGCTATTGACGCGCAACTTGAAAAAATGAAAGAGGCCGCAGATATCTACCGCACCATGATTAAAAGTAGACAGGCGGCCGGGATGGTTACTGCTGATATTGAAGGCCGTCTGCAAAAAACCATTATCGAAACAATAAAGTTAGAACAACAGAGACACGATATCGTTACTAAAAAACAGGCTGATAGAGCAAAAGCGACCAAGGAAGCGGCTCAAGCAACGGCAAAGTCTAATGAATTGACATTAGAAGAAATCAAGAATTGGGGCAAGAAGCTTGCAGTAACTGAAGAATACAAAAATCTTTTAAATGAAGCGAATGTAATTGCAGAAGATTACGCAAATGCGCAGATGGCAGCTTATAAAGAGACAGGAAAAGCCTTTGATGAGAATTTTATCCAAAAACAAAAGGAATTTGACCAGCTTTTGAGACAAGCTATGGTTATTGGTGATGATTATTCGCGGGCATATATTATGGCTCTTGAAGAAGCAGGCGATAATTTAGATTCTATAACCGCATCAGCAAAAAAAACAAATGATGTGGCGCGGGATTTAGGGTTTACTTTCAGTTCGGCTTTTGAAGATGCAATCCTTGAAGGTCAAAAACTCAGCGATGTATTGCGGGCGCTCGCGCAAGATGTTTTGAGAATATTCGCACAAGAACAGCTAACCAAGCCATTGGCAGCGGGCATTACAAAAGTCGTGACCGGTCTTTTCCATACCGGCGGCATTGTGGGCCAGGGAGGTATGTCCCGCATGGTCCCGGCAATGGCATTTGCGGGGGCCCCGCGTGCGCATGAAGGTCTGCTTGCCGATGAGATTCCTATCATCGCGAAAAAGGGCGAAGGCGTCTTTACCCAGGAGCAGATGAAGGGGATGGGCGGGCCGCCAATAAACTTTACAACTTACAATGACTTCCGGGGAGCCGACCCAGGTTCAGAGGCGCGTATAAAGGTGGAAGTAAAGCGCTCAGAGGACCGCATCATGAACAATGTTACCAAATCAATCCTACGCAACGGTACGCTGGCCGAGGCCGTTAGAAGAGCTGTGAGGTAATAAATGGCTCCACTCACCTATCCCGATATCCGTTATCCCAGCGAATTAGATTTTTATCTGGTGGGATTGACTCAGCGGTTTGAAAGCCCCTTGACAGGAGCGGTGCAGACCAGCGAATTGCCGGGGGCCTATTGGGAGG